CTAAGGTCTTTTAATTTTTCAGAATTGGTATGCCTATACTCTCTAATGTACGAAGCCTGTTCTTTAGAAATGATTGGATAACCATATTTCTCTAAAACCTTCTTAAAACTCATAGATGGCCGCAATATAATATCAGCCTTTTCTGAAGCAAATTCTCTTACTTCTGGCCATTCAAGTCCAGTATCACAATAAACTGCGGGAACATCATCTACTCCTGAAGTTTTTCTAACAACGTCTAGCAGGACGGTAGAATCTTTACCGCCGCTAAAACTCACATACACGTCCCCCCCCCCAGTAATTATACCAATCTCTAATTCTCTTTTGGGATAAAAGTATCTTATCTGATAGTGACAGAGATTGTCTTTGTTCTAATTCCATTACTCTCCTTCATTACTCCGCAAATAAATAGTATCAATTAAACCATTATTATATATTTTAGTAATTTTTTCACAGCCATGGTGTTTAGACTTTTTATAAGTCTTGGAAACAAATTGTCCACTTCTTTTAAAACCATTAACTGTAATCAAACTACCTTTTATAAACCATGAATTATCAATCATTTTCTTTGTGCCATCTGGTTGAACTTCACTAATTCTTCTGTTCAACCTAGCATAATTATCTCTAGTAAATTTAACATTTACAACACCACTACCAACAGTCAACAAACTAACCATAGACTTAGCGTCATCTTTGGCAATCACTGTGCCGCAAATCCTGTGTGTCTTATATGTAGAATATTCTTTGCCATTGCGTCTAAATGTATATTCTACTTCTGGTTCATCTGGAAGGTCTTTATATTCTACCAAATCATTATTAATCATGTCAACATTTTTTAATTCATGTTCATGATAATAATATCCTAAGGATTCCATTTCCCAAGTAGAAATATTGCCACCAGCATTTTTCTCCCAACACTCTTGGAATATAGAATTATTTAGTTTTTCCAAAAGGGCAGAATTATGTTTAGTAATATATTCTTTCGCGGGCAACATCATTTTATCATATTGTTTCTTCCAGTCATTTTCTGCAATAGTTAAAATTCCATCTTCGTTTGGTGTTAGTAAATCTATATCAAAATATTGTTCATAGAAATCTAAATATTTCCATTTATTATTATGAACTAATAACTTACCATTTTTCTTACAATTCTTTTTGAACATTTTATTAAACCTAAATGTTCTAATTTGTAGTGATAGTGTTTGCGGCAAAATATTATGTTCTACCAACGCCGCAAAATTTTGCATTGTAATTCTTTTCTTTGGTTCGCAAATAGACCAAATATATTCTTTCATTATCTCTTGGCGGTCATTGAATTGGTCAAAAGCACCGCTTTTAATTAATGATAGCATAACTGTTTTGTTACATTTTACCTTACTCATAAAATCTTGTAAAGATGTATATGGACGATTATTGATAATTTCAGAAGTAATATTATTATTTAATCCCTGTAAACCACCAATTCCATAATAAATTTTATTATTTTCAACATCAGGAGTAAATGATAAACCTGATAAATTAATATCAATTGGATATACCTTAGTAGATGTTGTAGAAACAATTTTATTTACTGAAATACTGATTTTATCATAATTAGTGGTTTTATCTTCAATGTTTTCAATTGTGCCACTGTCTACAATCAGGTTCGCGCAATCCCAAAAAATAATAGGAAATTTATAAGCTAAATTCATTTCTTGTAAGGCGATTAATGAATAAGCTAAAGTGTGAGATAAATTAACATATACTCCGTTATTTCTAACGGTACTGACTATTTCTTACGCTTCCGCGCTCTGCCGTTTCCCAGTATGTATCAATAATACCAGTACTCCCTTTCCGAGGGATAGTCGATACAGCTTCTATTGTTTAACCACAATAGCTTGCCACGAGATTACCTTGCCGGTAGGTTTAGGCTTCCTCGTTAGCTATCTTTAAAGATAACCCTGCTGATAAGCAGAAAGACAGATAAGGGCCAGACTATCTCTTACCCATAACCACGTGAAGTATATACACAAACATACCATACATATTCACATAGTTTCTTACTTAAACCTTTTTCTTTTACAGTATCAAAATACTGTTTTTCTAATTTTTTAAATTGTTCCGGTGCCTTCTTAGCGATGGCTTTTCTAAGAGAATCCGCGAAGTTAAGGTCAAAACCTCCGCATTCTGGAATTTGAACCAATTGCATAAATCTTTCCTGAGATTCACACATGCCATATGAAATTCCTAGAACATCTTTTAATAGTTCTTGTTCTTCTTTGGTTAATCCATAATCTTTCATTTCTTTATACCAAAGACTAATATCATTTTTAAATCTAGCATATTTGTTTAAGGGCTGCTCACCGCCCTTTTCTTGAGCCATCAATCTGATAATAGAATTAAGTGTTGCCAAGTCATCTACAGAAGCTGGGTGGGTTAATTCAATTCCCTGTACTCCACTAGGTTTTTCCATTTGGAATAATGATTGGATTTTATGTTCCCATACCATTTTCCACATTTCCAAATCTTCACGCTCTATATTATAAATTCCAATAGCATGTTCATATGTTTCTCTTAGTGTAGGATATTCTTTAATATATCCATATTTACACAATAACTCTAAACATACCTGAATTTTATCCGCAGCTTCTACAGAAAGTGCATCAACCTTAATAAGACTCATTTTTTCAGCATCATGAAGGTCAAATTGTGTAATAACAGTACCATCAGGCGCAGTCATTAGCCCTGAAGTTTCTGTGAAGTCTTCATCCACAACAATCAGGCCCCCGGCATGGATACCAATCCTACAAATTACACCCTCTATCTTTTGGGCTACTTGCCATAATTGCGGGTAATCCTCCATAACCTTTTTAAATTCAGCTATTGGTTTATATCCATTTTCCTTATCACCATAGTAACACTGGTTCAACGTTCTAGTAATTCCTCTATCAGAAGGGATTAAAGAACATATGTATTGCGCAGTATCATTATCTATATTTAACCCTCTTGCCGCGCTCAAAATTGCACTTTTGGATTTTTCAGTACCGATAGTTAAAACATTAGCAACTCTATTTTCTCCATATACTTCTCTAAATTTTCTCAAAACTTTTCCTCGGCGAAGACCTGAGATGTCAAAATCAACCTTTGCTACCCTCGGTTTCCCGATATTTATTAGGGGAATAGACTATACCATTAACCCTTAGGTTATCTCTTGGTAGTCGTTGCGAGCTTACCATATTTATAAAAACTTAGGTCTGTCTCTCAGGATTATCCAATTCTTACTCTTGTTACTATACCTTAATAATTAGTTAAGCCACATTTTGATTTCTCTAATGCTTAGTAAGTAAGACTCTAAGGACTTTCCCTGATATTCGAGATTTTACCTTACACCTTCCAATATAAGGGGACTATCAAAAACTTCTTTTGTTAATCCAATACAGATACACGTTCAGGATTCAAAAATCGCCATGAAAAGGTTTGAGTTTTTTCTCTAAGAGGATTAATTTGTGTAATACCTAAAATATATAAAATTAAAAAGCCTACACCGCTGCCACGGCCTGCTAAAACCAGGCTTCCAGCGTCCCAACAAATATCAATCATTTTTTGTAGATTTAAAAAGTAAGCACTCCAATGTGCTTTATTTACGTTTGAACTATCCCAAATAGATTGTATTTCTATGTTCAATTCATTATAACACTTTTGGTTCTTTAATCCTTCTTTTTCTTCAATCCCTTGAATGATTAACTTAGCCAATAGTGTATCACCTTTGTAATCTGAATTTAATAATAATTCAAGATTAGGAATTTGCGGCACATATTTTTTTACGTCTTCAATTGAAATATATGAATCTTTCCAGATTAGTTCAGGTATTCTAAGTGGCTTTTTTAAACTATAATCTTCGCACATCTCCGTGATGTTATTGATATTTTTATATGCTTCTTGTAATTGTTCTTGAGTAAAATATGAAAAATAAGACTCTAGTTCTTCTGTACCCATTAAATATGTAGTATCATAAAATTCAGCTACTTCTCTCTCACCATCTTGTGAATGAAGATACGCTGCATGAGTTGACTTATCTTCTTTGCTTTGATAGTGGGCATCACATGTAATAATATATGGAATATCTAGCAGCTTAGACAAAGCAATTAAACTTTGATTCACATACTTTTGGTCAGGATTATTAGATGGTTGCATTTCTAAATAAAAATGATTTTCTCCAAATAGCTTCTTCATGCTCTTAAGCCAATTAATGATTTGATTCTTATGCTCAATATTTTGGGTATCTCTATATTTCAAAATAGTTGTTGGAACATATCCGCCTAAGCATGCTGTACTTCCAATAACATGTCCCCGGTTTTTACAAATAATATCTTTTAAATCTTGATAATAAGTAGGAACTCTTTTAAGACCCTTAGAAGTGTAAGACCTAAGCCATGCTCTAGTGGATAATTCCCTTAGCTGTTTATGTCCCTCAGCATCTTTTGCCAATAGAATAAAGTGAAAATATTTGTCTTCATCAGTAACAAAATTTTCTTGATTTAATCCATCTCTGGTTAAATAAATTTCATTACCCCTAATAACCTTAAAGTCAGGATATTCTTGCTTTCTTGTTTCATACGCTTCTTCAATTTTAATAGCGTTACTAACCGTTTCATGCTCTGTATAAGCAATAACTTTATGGCCTAATTTAATTGCATAATCCATTAAATCTTCAACTTTATTAATAGAATCTTTTAATCGAAAATTACTATAGTCAGTATGGTTATGCAAACTTCCAGGATAGTTCAATTTAATCACTTTCCTTCCTTTTTATCAATATAAATATATTATATCATAAAAAGGGGACACTGTCAAGAAACAATGTCCCGCAATATTCAATTTTACCAAAGAAAAGTATATTTAAGTCATATGCAGAGGTTCAACAATGGTGCTAATTACTACAGATTCACGCCCTCGTTTGTAGGCCCTAGAAATTAAGTTAGTAACTTCTTTTTCATACCAAGAAGCAGATTGGTCACCGTCATATCCTATTAAAGAACAAAGAGTGTGGGCATCTTCACCAATTTTTTCTAAAGAATCATATTCTGTAAAAGTATATTGCGGAGGTCCCTCTAAAGAGACATCTGGGTCTACCCAATCTGTAAAGCAATAATTATTTTGATAAAGCCTACACTGACCATGTTTGTTAAAACTAATTTCATTTACCACACCATATTTATTGACTTCACTGCACCCTTTACTAGGATTAAATTTATCACCATATTTAACTCTTTCACCGTTGTTAAATTTTACATTTTCAAAAAGCATTTTTTCTTTTCCTTTTCTACTGTACGCCAATCAATCCTTCGCCCGCAAGTAGGGCAGTAATTATAAACATAATCTAGTTCTTCTTCACACTTGGAGCAATAATATCCTGGAATACCATATCTATTATCACCTACTGGTGTGGTAAATTTTTGTTCTACATACGAAAGTCTATCTTGACTTATCATATTTAATCCTAGCAATAGTAAAGCCTAAATTACCAATCGCGGCAACTAAAGCTATAATACTTAATACTAAAGTAAGCATTTTTTCTCTCTTTCTTTCACATATGGAAAATTTTCTAAAATTAAATTATATACTTTTGCAAGACATTGTGAGCATAAATCATCTTCACCTATGTTTATTTTATTCATAATAGTCCCATTAAGTGTAACATAAGGTGTACCATTTAACTCTGCCCCGCAAAAGTCACATTTATATTTATTAATTTTCATAGTACCTTCTTTATATATCAGTGAAAAGGTTCAGGATTGTTCTTCCAAGAATCGGCATAATCTTCTTCTTTAATTTTATTAAGTAGTGTGGCATGATTAATAAGTGTAGTTGCTTCATCTACAACTTTATTCCATTTTTTATTGTTTACCCCAGATTGAATATTTTTAATATCATCGTTAATCAGTTCTTTAAAAGTGTTTTCAATTTCTTGAATAGTGCTAGCTTTCATTATTACTCCTTTACTGATTCACACACAAAATCCGCAACAAATTCTACAACTTTATTCAAACACTTATCACAAAGTTCATAATCGTATATTTTACTTCTGCATTCTAATGGATATCCACATTCTAGCTTAAAACCTCCGTGCGGTTTCATCTTTTTGTCTATTTTATTTCCGCAAACATCACATGTAAAATAAGTTACTTTAGCCATTATTATTCCTTCTCTCTATAACGCTCTTCTGTAATTAAAACCTTATTGCAAGAACCTTCTGGATTACAGCAAGCTCCTCTCCAATTATAATTATTACATTCTAAGCAAGCATCATGACCTCCTACATAATATTTAGTATCATATTCATCACAATCACTAAAAATAGGAAAATACCCTGAGCAAGCGGGACATTGTACTTCAATATACTTTCGTTTAAAAACAAAATCTACAAAACTAATATCTCCAAAATCTTCAGCTGTGGGTCGCAAATATTCTTCGCAATATGGGCAAACCAAATCTAGTTTATCAACATTTTGTGAGACTTTCATGTTTTACCTTTCTCTCTTTGATATAAATATATTATATCATAAAATTTGAAGTTCGTCAACAATGAAAATCATAACTATCTTTGCGGCTCAAAAATTCTTCACTATTTAACCAATTAACTTCATTATTATAAATTTCACCAGCAACATCAAATAAATCTACCGCTCTGGTATTATTATCTGAATCAAAAGTTTGTACACTTCCATCTTTATATCTTACATCAATAACTTCATCGCCAGAAATTACATATCTAGTGATTGTTTTAATGTTATCTAAATCACCAATATCATATTCAATCTTATCATTATTGTAGTTAAGAAGTGTAATTTTCATATTAGACTCTTTCATTCCATGCTTTAACTAATTTATCAGTATCCATAGTCTTCGACCCATAGAGGGGACAATCATCATTTAACTTCACATGTCTAATAAAAGATGTTGAAGTTCCATCCATATAAAGCGCATTCATGTCTAATTTAACGGGTTCACCGCAAAATGGACAAGGCTTTAGATTATATTTATTCATTTATTGCGTCTCCATCTTCTGATAATTCCTGGAGTAAATTCATATATTGTTCACCATCAAAATTCTTGTCTAAACTAGCCGCCATTGCGGCCATTATATTTTTAGCTGATTCTTCAGTAATAATCATTGGCTCTAAACAATTTATAGCACTATACCTAAGAACCCACATATCTTTGCTAGGGAAATACTCCAAAGCATAAACATTCTCAATATTAACAAATGTTTCAATTGGTTCTTTATCAACTACATTAATTTTAATCCAACAAGTTCCCATTACAACTCCTTAAATATTCCCCGCAGTAGGGGCAATAGTCAATATAAAGATGAGCTGATATATCTATTTTTTCATCATCAGATTCTTTATAAATCCCTAGTATAGGAAATTCATCTGCTATACAAATATCAATATCTTGCGGCAAATTATTACATTTATGAAAAATAGTATCAGTCATTAATATCATTCTCTTTTACTTTTTTAAATTCATAACACTCAGGAAGTTCCCAATAGACGTCATTTTTTCCTGACCTGCCATAAATATTCCAACAATCATCGTCATATGTTAGAGCGTCTACTCTAATCACTCTACCATCAGTATATGAATAAATATAATCATCAACTTCTATTGGTTGACCATCTGTATAGTGTGGTTTGCGGAGATACCTTTTTTCAAACCAATCTTGTTTAGTTTCTTTAGAAATATGATAATTCCAGTACTCCTCTATGTCCCACAGTATTATATCTCCGTCATTCTTAAATCTAATAATATTAGAACCCTCTTCATAAAATTTCCGCAAACGGTTTAGAAGACTAAGTGTTTTTTCTTGTTCATATTTATCTTCAGAACATGTTTTACCAATTAACTTACAATAGTCTTGCGGAGATAACAGAGCATCTGAATATATATCCTGTATTGAATCACCAAAGCTAAATCCTGGTTGTTCCATTTCTCACCTCTTAACCTTAGTACGCATATCTAAATGGAAAGAATCTACATACATTGAATATTTAGTAAAACAATATGGACACATTCCGTCCATTGTTACATCACCAATTAAAAAATCTTCAACAGAAACATCATCAGAGACGTCCTCAAGATGTACATATAGCCCCTTGCCGCAGCTTGGACATTTATAATCATACTCTCTACTCATTATTAGACTCGCTTTCATTAACTTTACGAATGCGTTCAATCAAATCATATATAATAGCTTCATCGCATGAATCTACGCCATAATAATCACCGGGTTTTTGACCATTAATCTTACGCGGACAATTTTCACAATCTTTATCTCCGCAACGAAAATAATCTTCAAAATGACTAGTATTATACATGGCGTCTTTTATAATATCTTCTAAAGTCTCAGGCTTTTTATATCGCTCAAACGGTTCATCTATGCATTTATCAACCGGAACATGATGAGTTGCTCCTTCGTC